TGAAAAAATAATAGAAGCGGAGCATTTACAACTTGGTACATATAAACAAAGTTGGAATGGAGCTTGGGAAAGTCAAAAAGGATTTTCACCAGCAGTAATAGGGGGAAGAGTATTGGAGTTTTATTATGCTGGTCAAGATATAAAGTATAAGACATGGAGAATAAAAAAATAAATGATAATAATATAACAGTAGTATGGCCTTAGTAAAATTTTTAATTAATATAATCTCTATTCCAATCTCTATTTTTATGATAATTGGTTGGATATTATGGAGTATTTTGTGGAGTATTTGGGGGGTGATAACAATAAGTATATTTGCATATTGCACTGATTATATATCTGATTGGTGGGTTATATTAGGTTTTGTAGTTATTGGATTACATATATATTTAAAACGTAAAGGGGAAATATAATGGCATTTATAAAATGTACACATTGTGGTAAACACGAAAATATAAATAAAGCTATTGATATGGATAGTAAGGGATATTTTTGTTCCTCTTGTGGAAATACAAGAAAATTAACAGAATTAATTATGGAAAAAACTAAAGATGAAGACAATTTGAATATGACATATCCAGAATTTGTTAAAAAATTTTACTCAAAGAAAGAAGAGTGTAGTTCTCCTTCTTATTATATAGGAAAATATAAGGGTATAAAGGCAATAGATATTGTTCAGGATTTTGAATTAACACACAATCTTGCCAATGCAGTAGAATATATATTAAGGGCAGGTAAAAAATCAGAAAATCCTATTGAGCAAGATTTGTCAAAAGCTATTGACCATTTAAGGTTTGAATTAAATTTCTTATCTTTACAAAAAGAATCCTTAAAAAAAATAAATGATTGACTGGAGTATAAATAGTACAGAGGGAGATTTTAAAGTTGTATACCATTATGAAGATAATAAAAAAGATAGGTGTGATGATTGCTGCGGTTGCAGCGATTGTAATTGCAATCCTGAAGATTGCATCAAAGAAGAATGCAAAAAAAATAAAGGCTGTCAAGAAAGATATTTCTGCTAATAAGAAAAAAACCAAAGAGGTTGACGCTAAATTAGAAGAAATTAGATTAAAGAGGGTTGGTGTTAGTGAGCTTATAGATATGACAGATGAAGACCTGGAAAATTTACAAATAGATTTAAAATATATTAAAGACCCCAAGAAATCTCTAAATAGATTAAAGAAACGTGCAAAAAAGAAAAAATAACTATGAACACTTTCTTAAAGATGGTAGGCTATCTGTTCAACAGTTAAAGCGTATTATGAAATCTTATAAGAAATCCAGGGTAAGTAATAGATTAAAAACAAAAAACTTAAATAATGGCTCGTAATACATTAGCAGGTAAACGTACAGGTAAAAGTAAAACAGCAAAGCATTATGCAAAGAATGCCAAGTCAAGACGCAAGAAAAAGAAATATGATAGTGAATATCACGCTACACCCTCAAGAAAAAAATATAGGGCAAAACTAAATAAGGAGAATAAGAAGAGGGGTACGTATGGTAATAAAGACAAGAAAGATGTAAGTCATACTAAACGAGGTAAGACCGTATTGGAGAGACAAAGCAAGAACAGGGCACGCAATAGAAGCAAGAAATGAAAAAGCTATTAATAATTTTTTGTATATTTGCAAACTTCTTACAAGCGCAGAACAACTTAACTGATGAAGAAGTTCTATATTTAGATTCCCTTATTACCTATCTTGAAGCTAAAGACTCATTAACTACTATACAGTTAAATAACTTTCGTTTAATGCACGAACAGGATACTATAATGATATTCTACCAACAAGAGAAAATAAAGCTATTAGACGAAAGATTAGATATGTATATAGAGTTAACTGCTTTACAAAAGCCTAAATGGTATGATAAAAAGGGTATATGGTTTGCTCTTGGAGCAGCTACAATAGTTACTACAACTTACGTATATAGTAGGGTATATTAATAAACACCATTATTTACTACGAGGCTACTTCCATTCATGGAGTTATTAAAATATATGTAAGCTGATTTTTCTTTTCCATCATTTAAAACTATATCAACAACTTTTCTATAATACCAATTTGGATGACCTTCCAGCAAATCAAGCTTTCTCATCACCGAAGGAGTCACCTTATATATTTCGCCTTGTATATTGCTATGTTCTTGCTTCTCTGAGACATAAGGTATTCCCAGCTTAAACATTATATATTTCTTTTTAGTGATTCCTTCTCCAACATATGTAGAGCTTTTTAATAATCTATGATTGCCTCTACCTTGTTTTAAAGTTCCGTATACGAATACATATCGCTTTTTCATTTATTAATCTTTAAATGGTAAACTATAAACTGTGTATTTTCCAGAAAGTTTTATAGGGTTCCACATATCTTTTGTTGCAACACGTCCCATAAATATTTCATATCCACAATCGTAATTTATTATTTTATTTTCCAACCTATCTATTCTTTCTTTAATGGTTGTATTCTCGTTCAGATGTTTTTTCATTTTCAAAAATTGAGGGGTTATTATGTTTTTCCAATTGGTTCTTTAAAGCTCTTGCTACAGCAAACATACTTTTTGCTCTTTCTTCTATTGACACTATAGTTTTTTCTGTATCATCTACATTCCCAACAAAGTATCCTTTAGAGTTTGAGCACAACATAGGTAATAGTCCTGTTACTCTTATATAGTTTATCATCTTTCTTATTTTAACAGAGCTAACTTTATAACCAGCTTCTTGCATTTTCTTACAGATGATTCTATTACTTATAACATTTTCTTTTCCTATTTTACTTTTTAGTCCTAATATTAATGTAGGTACTAATACATTTCTTTCGTAATCATTTAATGATTCGGTAATTTGTTCAAAATTTGTTATCATAATTATTTATTTAGGATTTGTTGTTAATTCTTTTATATATTCTTCTGCTTCTTCTTTTGTTCTAAACATTTTTCTCATAGGGTCTAACCTATATATTTCTTCACTTCTTTCATCCCAAACTCTTTCTATTACTTCATATTCATGAAGACCATAGACTTTATCTTTTTTCGTTTGAAATATAGTATAAAACTTTTCTCCATCATAGCAAGGATATATCATTGCATCAGCAATTTCATTCCAATACTGTTTGTATAGTTCATTAAATCTTGACTGTGCTTCGTCATTATATTTTAAAATACCATTGTCATCTGAAGTCATGTGACTTTTTTCAAAAGATTCATCTGTTTCTCCAGATTCATATCTTAATCTTTTTTGTGACAAAGAAGTAGACAACTCTCTAATATTAATTTTAAATTCTAATAATTTTTCTTCCATAATTTTACTTTTAATAAATTTTTTTCTTTTACCTGCTCATTAAACTTGCTGTTATGTTCCGCTTTATTATGACACAGGCGGCATAGGGTGGCAAGATTCTCTATATAATCTTTTGTTTTGCTACCACCCATACCCCTTCTCTCTATGTGATGACAATCATTTGCACGATTACCACACATTAAACATGGAATGAAAGATTGCTCTCCATATCCATAATAATCCATAACTATTTTTATGTGCTTTTTAATTTAGATTTAATTTGCTCTCGTGTATTAAACAATTTATTTTTTTCTTCTTCATTCTTTTCTTTATTCATTTTTCTCCACAACTTATTTAACATATTTAGCTTCTTTAATCTCTCTTTATTTGCACCATTTTTTCTTCTACTCATATAGCAAATATAGTTAAAACTTATCAATTAATACCACTTTACTTTCGTTATAATCATACCTTTCTCCGCTTGTCATCATACTACAATACATATCTAATTCCTCATTATATAACTGTCTTCCCTCCTCAATTAAATCATTGCCTAACTTATATATTCCTATTCCATATGGTTCTTTTTTCTCAACGGCTATAATATAATAATCATTAAAACCCAATGCGTCCAGATAGAAGGCAGCCTGTTTGTGATACTTAAAGTTACATATTGATTTCTTAAAGCCCTCCATGGATGCATCCTGTGTTGTTTTCAGGTCAGCTATATATTTATCTTTATGATTTACTATATCAAACTTTCCCTTACACTTTATAAAAGTTCTTTTATTTTTCCAGCACACATTTTCTTCATAAGAACAGTTGCTATTAGTTATTATATCTTTAGCATTATTAACTACTCCATGGGCATATAGTTCATCATACATACCATTAAGTATATTATAATACTTGTGCGGCAAAACAGTTTTATCTTTAACGCTTTCTAAAAACTCTGCGTATTCTTCTTTCCCAGCTTTTGTTCTTTTGTCAACGTTAGGAGCATATATATATCTATCATTAAACATTTTTGTTTCTAATGCTAAACAATGAAAAGCAGAACCAAAAGCAAATGCTTCTGATTCCTGCTTATTGTCTAACATATACCAAAATGCTTTAGATGAATTATTTCTACACAAAGACAACATAGAGTTGCTTACATAGTTTTTGTCATCATAATAGTTTTCATCATTTATATTGTGATTTAATATTAATTCGCTATATGGATTCATGTTAATACTTTTAAATAGTTTTTTAATAATTCATATTCGGATGGTCCTAATATAGTTTCTATATTACATATAGATTCTTTATCATTGCTATCAGCATATTCTCTTAATTTTTTCATAGCTGCATTATAATCTTTTCTTGTATAACTACAAGTAGGAATTTTAATTAATACCTTTTCTGTTTCTTGTTTATTAACATATAAACAATGTGCTACGAAATAATTAATCGTTGTTACTGTCTGGTTCATTTAAATTAATTTTAATGGTTCCTATAAAGTTTGCTAATAAACGGTTGTATAACTCTATGTATTCATCTAATAGAGTTTCATCAAGTTGTTTACGTATTTCACGTAATCTTTGAACCTCTAAAGGTTCTCTTTGATTTTTCTTTTCTTTACTCATAGTCCTAATTTTTTAAGTTTAACATGTAATTCTTCTTTTGCCATATCAGGAATACTATCCCAATATTGATATAAAAGTTCAAAACCTTTTTTATAATTATCTTTTTGAACATTTAATTGTACTATCTGCTCAGATAGTATGTTATTGTTTTCCATTAGAAAATCTAATGAAGGATTGTGTTTAGCCATATTATAAAATTTTTATTATTACTCCTGGTTGTTCTTTATTATATTCAAATGGTTCAAAGAATGGAATCATAAAAGTCATATTATCGTCTTCTATCCATTCATATTTAACCATTAAGTCTTGTACTGTTTGAGCTGGATTTATATAATCAAACTTATGCTTACTGCCTCTTATAAACTTAAAAGATATTTTGTATGGTAACTCTTTATCTTTTATTAGTTCTTTAAAGTAAGGCTTGTAAAATTCGTAATCCGATTTAGATTGTTTGATATATTTCTGAACAGTTTTAGAATGAACAAGGAATTTCCCTGTCCAAACTTTACTGTTCTTGCTACTTGGTACATTACCTGCTATGAATATTTCTTTTACGAATGTCATCACATATTGTTGACGGTCTTTTCTAATGGGTCTGGTATATAAATATTTAGGTCATTAGCTGCCCACATTTTAATCATATCAATATACATCACCATCTCCCTGTTTGTTAAGCTTGTTGTGCTGGTTACCTTCTCATGCCACTCTCCATCTCTTAATTCTTTTTCTGTTAAGAATTGTTTCTTTAGTATTTCGTGAATACTTTGCTTGTCATCACCTATCTCGTTTGCTATGATGTCAACCACTACTCCCCAATAATAGTTGTTTAAATTTAAACTTCTATTTTTTTCATATCTCTCAACTACAACAACAATAAACTTATTGTTATGTCTTGATAAGTCTTGTTCCCACTTCTTATCATCACCAAAGAAAAGCTTTCCGTCTTTTACTTTTGCTATGTGTTTAATCTTCATAGTTTAACAAAATCATTTTGATTTTATCAACTAACCCAAGAATGACATCATCATATCTATCTTCTGGCTTTTCTCCGTTCCATTCTCTCCATTCTTTTAAAGCCTCTATGATAAGCATGAATTCTTCTTTTTCTATTTTGGTTATAACCTTAGCCTCTTTAATAGAGGTAATCAATTTATCTTTATTCATTTTCTATTTTTTTATATTATACAAAAGTTAAACAATAGGGAGAATTTCCTGCGGTCGCTTATGTATTCCGCTTTTAAGGATGTCTTCTCCCTATTACTTAATTAAAAGGGGTAGTTACCGTTTGTTTCAGCAGGAGTTTTCTCTGTTCCTGACCAAGCTTTATGAGCTGCCATATAAGCATTCATTTCATCTCCTGACAAAGGTTTATTAATACTATCTTTATATGTAAGAGTTTCTCCTACATTTCTTGATGTATAATATTCGATTCTCTTTCTTATACTTGGCTCATCTGTTTCTCTATTGGTTGTCCAATATTCAGATGAACGCATTAATACATTAAGAGATTTACCTACAGAGCTTTTTATTACTTCAATAGGATTAGTAAAGTCTGTAATACCTGCATTAATCAAAAATTGTTTTAACACTCTTGATTTAAATTCTGCAGACTCTGGTTTATCTGTAGGTTTTACTTTCCAAAATCTTGCTCTACCTTCACTCCCATCTTCAGCCTTTAAATTAAAATCTAAATAAGCAGAACCATTGTATTCGCTTCTGTCTTTAGAATCATCCACAGATTTTATGGTGACTGTGTATGCACCTTCTTTCATTTTAGGAGCGTTTAGCTCCACATTAAAATCAAAATCACTCATTTTTCTAATTTTTATTATTTATAATATTCATTGCACGTTTCTAAAACCTGTGCGAGGTCATTGTCAATTCTTAAATCTTCAAACATTCCCATAGGAGATTTAGCAGAGTTCTTGCCAGTTGTATTGGTGATAAACGTATGCTTTACACCAGCATCTGTTTGAACTATATCGGTATATAAACATATAACGAATTCTTTTTCAACAGCCATTCTCCATCTTCTTCCATCAACTTTAACATGCTCACATGTTACACCTGATTCATCATCAACATAATCTGATATAGCAGTAAATATTACATACTTATCAGAGTTCTTAGACTTGTTTAGTATGGTATCAATTTCCTTATTGAAATTACTCCATACATCAAAGCCCTTAAACCTAACTGATGATTCTCTATATATCATTTCATACAAAGCAGTAAAGCTTTCTACTACTATGTTCTCTATATCTTTGTTAGACATTGCTTTATCTAACATAGTATGAAAATCATTAACAGTGTTTATCGGTACGTTGAACTTGAATTTTTTAGCATTCTTGAATGGCAATGCTTTTCTCTCCACATTTAATACTACAGTTGTGTCTGGATTTAAGTTTCGCAGTGAAGACGACTTTCCTGTGCCGCTTCTACCTGCAACAATAATGTTTGCTTTCATAATTAATTATTTTCTTCTTGTTTCTAAATTTAAATATTTGTTTTCGTCTTCCATCTGTTTTATTCGCCTCTTTGCTCCTACTAACTTTACATATCCCTTTATCATAACTTGGTTACCTTGTTTCATTTGTTCTCCTAATTCTACAAATGTTTCTTTCAATATCTTTTTAACCCTGTATTCAGGCATATCTAAATCGTAAGATATTTCTTTAATGATTTGTTTTAAATTGCTCATTTTAATCAATGCAAATATACAAAAAACCATCCATTAAAACAAAGGATTGTCTTTGTAATCTGTAAATCTTGTAAGCTCTTTTTGAAAACGTAAAGGGATAGTTCCTATACCTATATTCCTCCCTTTAGAGAATATAACTTCAGCAAGTCCATTTGTTGGAGCACCCATATTATCCTGTGTAATCCCATAGTATTCAGGACGATACACAAACATAACTATGTCGCTTGCTTGTTCTATCTCACCTGATTCTCTTAAATCAGATAAGACGGGACGTTTATCTTGCCTTTGCATAAGTCCACGACTTAATTGAGACAATGCTATAACTGTTATATTATATTCTTTGGCCATATTTTTTAGGCTTCTTGCTATCTCACTTACCTCTTGCTCTCTTGTTCTACCTTTAATGTTATGACTAATCAGCTGCAGGTAATCTATTAGAACCAGCTTAACTTTTTTTGTCATTACATACTGCTTAATTTTATTGCGTAAGTAGCGTAGATTAGACTCTGTGCAATCATCTATGTATAAAGGAATATCTGATAATGAATTTAAACAACTATGTATATTACTAAACTCTTCATCATTAATCTTTCCATTCATTATCCATTTACTATTAACTCCTGATTCAGAAGATAATAATCTATTAGTTAATTGAACTACACTCATCTCATACGAGAATATAACTGCTGGCGTTTTATTCATCATCACTGCATTTCTTGCAAAGTTTAATGCCAATGATGTCTTACCCATAGATGACGCACCACCTACTATAACTAAATCTCCTGGTTGCCAGCCTCCAGAAAACTTATCTATATCTACAAAACCTGAAGGAATCCCTGATATTTTTCCATCTAATTTCATTTTTGCTTCCAGCTGCTTCATTGCTTCCGAAAGATGTTCATCTATATCAGTAATTTCTTTATGTTTTATATTAGATATTTTACTTAATCCCTTATCTAAATACTCTATTGTATTAAAGACATCTTCTCCTTCAACAATTTTTTCTATTGTTATCTCGCATACATCACCTAACTCCCTTTTCATTCTTTGTTCTTGTAAAAATAATACACCTTCTCTAACATTAAAACGATAATCATCTTCATTACATATTATTGTTATAAATAAGTTTTGTAAATCTCCTTTTGTTTTTCTCATTACCTCCATTTCATTTACCTCTACTCCCTCATCAGCTATACTTCTTATATGCAAGAATATTTTTTTATGATTCTCATCTCTAAATAAACGTGGTGTTAGCAAGTCATTCATTTCATAAAATATTTTAGTATTATGTGCAAGGGCAGCTAATACTTTTCTTTCAACTAAAATTTGATTATCTATCACTTTTATAATATTTAGGTTGTTGATATATATTATTATCTATAACGTCTTCATCTTCGTCTTCCCATCTTCTGCCGTTAATCCATCCTTGAGGAAACTTCCAGGCTTCAACCCATTCTCTTTTCTTTTCTTTTTCTTTCCTGATTTTAATTTGTTTATTCAATCCTTTTATCATATCATTAAACATTTCTTCATTAGGATTTAATTTAATAAACGCTTTAAGTGCCTGTTGTTTCCCTTTCTTTAATGGATATACTTTCCAAAAATCATCAAAAAGTAATTTAATATTTCTACTCTTTAACTTTATATTAGAAACCTTATTTATTAGTTCTTTATTAATAGTCAGGAAATTATTATTCATAAATATATATTCCTTTATTAATAGTTTCTGTATCACTTGATTTAATTGAGGCTCTATAAATCCATATTCCTCTTTTAAAAATACATTTATTTTTATTACATCGTTTTTTAGTATCTCTTCTAAAACTAATGCTTCCAGCTTACTTATCTTCATGACACATCCATTGCATCATTGAAATCACAGTCTAATTTTACTTCATCACATATGTCTCTTAATATATCAGAATCATAATGATTAGGTAAATCTTTTTGTGCTCCCAATCCTTTTAATAATTCACTTGCGTGTTTAGTAGAGTTTGTAAGTTTTCTTTGGTCATCATCTACTATAATATACAATGCATAAAAATTCCAATTGGTAGTATAACATATTTCTAACATAGCTATTTTATTTTATTTATAATTAGTTCAAATCCTTTTTTCATAAACTTACTTCCCTTTCCTAACATAACGCTTTCTAATTTTCCATTCTCTCTATCTATCTCCATATTTCTATTAGCATATCTTGTTAGTCCATTAAATAAACCATAGTAATTTGTTCCATGAATAAAATTTTCATCTGCTATATGTTTATTTAATTCTTTAACTTTTTTTGCAAGCCGTATATCTATTGTTATATCTCTATGTGAGCTTATATTATTTAAATCAGATGTAAATCTAATGTTACTTATTGCAAAACTTGATAGAATATAATCATTGTCCTTAATTTTAATGAAATGTCCTGTTCTATTTTCTGGACTATGTAAATATTTTTCATCAAATTTATGTATATTTTTAGCAATCCACTTATCAATTCCTAACATTCTGCAAATTGTTTCATTAATAATATTAACATTAACAGGTGTATAAAACATTTTTTTATATAATGCTGAGCAGCCTAAAACATATTGTTGTATATGAGTTTTTAAATCTATATCTTTTATCTTTTTTGGGACATTAGATGTATGCTTAAACTTTGTAGCTGTTATATCGGATAGTAACATAGGGAACATATTGGCGCAACCTATAACTTTATTACATAATCCAAATGCTAATCTTGATGAGCCATCGTGTGATGATATGGCATATATATAGTTTTCTGAAATTACTTTTCCTATTTTAATATCTTCTATACGAAACATAAAACAAACTTTTCTACCTTCATTAAAACTTTTTATTATAACATCTTGTAAATTTACATTAGGATAGTCTTTAACTATTTCTAATATATAATTAAATGTGTCTTTGTTTTGTGTTGGTACATAAGATGACTTGACTGCTCCTAATATTTTTAAATTATCTTTACGTCTTATAAAGTAATGTCCTTTGATTTCTTGGTGTTTTTTCGTAGGATGATAGTGAAGTGCAGGTATCTTTTCTACTTGCCAATTCATTTTATTATCAGTTAGTATTGATTCTTGAATATTATTTTTCATTTTGTAATGCTTTTAATTCGTTAACAAATATTTCTTTTAATTCTTTAAACATATCTTTCTTTTCGTGTTCATCTTCTATTATTCTTGTTATATGCTCTATTGTTGTATGTATCTCCATTGCCTTTATTGATTCTAATTGTTCTTTCTCTTCCTGTAATCTTTCTTGTTCTATTATATACATTTCTTGTTGTGCATATTCATAACCTTCGTTATGAGTATCCCAATACATTTTGTTATCCATTTCCTGAATAAATTTTTCTGAACTTTTTCCCATATTATTTAATTTATTGGTTATTTTTTAAGTTTAATTGTAAAGCTATCTTTTCTGTTTCTTTCCACGCTTGAAAATAATTTTGACTAAGGTCGCATAATTCATCTATATCATTAAGTTCTGTAATCAAACTATATCCTTTTGTTTCAGGTATCTCTAATGCACCTTTATCTACTTGACGTAAAACTCTTTGTACACTATTTTGTATTAATTTTAATCTAACTAATAATTCATCCATAATTATTTACTTTTTAAAATTTATTTATAAATTGTCTGTGTAGTCCATCAACTTTAGCTTCTAATACTTCTATATATTTCATAAATGCTTCTATGTAATATATATCATCAGTTTTTAATT